GTAAGTATTGTGTAAAATCTCGTAAGTATTGTGTAAAATCTCGTAAGTATTGTGTAAAATCTCGTAAGTATTAAGTTTTCAATGCGTTAATTACCCCTAGAGTATATCAATTTTTTTAAAATGCTTATCACCAATTCTCCTAAACATACCTACATAGGGAAATATCATATATTTTCTATAAAAAAAATCTTACATATATGTAATGGCATTTATAAGTATAGCTTGTTTATCATTTTACGTAATGTTATGCATCGGTGTAACAATGCGCGAATATTGCTATAATCGTAACAATAAACCCTAGTTTTTATTTTTTCCTTATTTTCCTTCTTTTCCTAGATATTGATCGTGTGCGTCCCCTTCCTTTTTTATGACTTCTAGTTTTTCGCCTATTTCGCCTATAACCTCCCATAGACTTATATGCAGTTGTATTGAGTATTTGTTCAACTTTTTGTTGAACATTTTGCATAAGTTCTTTTTGATGAGGAATTACATCACACATTTCTTTATATTTTGTAACCAATGAAGGTACATCCAATGAAGGATCCAATATTTTACATGAAGAAATATATGCATTCCCAATGTATATTAAAGCAGCATCAATTAAATTTTTAAAAAATTGTTTGTCTAATAGTTGAGTTCCATGTTCAAAAACACAAATTTGCGATGATTGTTTTTGTTTTAAATATCGTACAATAAAATTAATATAATGTTCAAATTCTTTATCAGGGGTAACTGATGTTTTAATATATATAGAATCGTATATGTTAGATAATGCATTTAATACAAATATTTGTGTATTTTTAGGATCTTTCGTAAGCGAGAATATACAATCAAATTTATTATGAATCAGTTTATAGTAAGTATTCCATGTATAGTTAGTTGGTAAAATTATCTGAAATTGTTTTTCATTAGAGATTTTCTGGTATAAATCCATTAATTTTAAACTTAAATGATTTTTATTTTCAAGAAGATACAATAATAAAGCATTTATATATGTATTTTTAGTATCAATCGTATAAGAAGGCAGTGCCTCAGCCATATATATATATATACTTTTGAAAAAAGTATAACAAAATAACATACTTTTGAAAAAAGTATAACAAAATAACATACTTTTGAAAAAAGTATAACAAAATAACATACTTTTGAAAAAAGTATAACAAAATAACATACTTTTGAAAAAAGTATAACAAAATAACATACTTTTGAAAAAAGTATATAAAGACTTACCACTATAATATTATGTCTTGGGGTAGCTCAGGGGTAGAGCAGTGGATTGTAGCTCCATTAGTCAGCGGTTCGATTCCGTTTCCTGAGATTTTTGGTTACATTTTTACCAAAATAAAATGTAACCATACAAGGGATAATAGCTCAGCGGGAGAGCATCACACTGAAGATGTGGAGGTCCCTGGTTCGACACCGGGTTATCCCATATTATTTTGCCGTATTAGCTCAGTTTGGTAGAGCGCCAGACTTTTAATCTGGCAGTCATGGGTTCGATCCCCATATACGGTATATTCTTATAAAATTTGTTTTAAATTATATTTTATTAATAAAATCTATATAAAATTATGATAATACCATATGTTAATAACGAAGTTATGTATTTAAGAAGTGGTAAAATAATAAATTCTAAAGAGAAAGAAGAAATACGTTTATTCATTACTGAAAAAACGGCACTAAAAAAAAAGCACTATAATATTCAGCAATTTAGAAAGCGATTAGATGCCAATAATGTAAAAACAATATGTGTATCAAGTAATATAAATAAAAAATTACGCAGAGTGCAATATGAGCATTCCAACGGTTTTATCGTATAATGGTTATTACAGTTGACTTTGAATCAGCAAATCTGGGTTCAATTCCCAGTAGAACCTATATTTAATTATTTCAATATAATATAATATTGAAATACTTTTATCCAAATAGACAACCATTTGACTATAAAAAGAAATTTATATATTATGAATATATATAATGAGTTCTTCAATAACAATATTACATCAATATAATCAGTATGGAGAGAATACAATATTAGGCAATGAAGACATAAATAAAATAATTACCAATGCAATAACATATTGTCATAATGAAGTAGGAAAACAATATATCAGAGAGACATTTGAAGAAAGAGCAAACATAGTTTATATTTTAAAAGATGCACACGGTGAAATACGAGGTTTTGCATCAGTTATGACTGGAAAAGATAAACATAATAAAAAATATTATTACATAGATTTAATATGTAATGCAAAGGCACATTCTATGAAATTACGATCAAATTTAACACGTATTAAAGCGAGCGTTTTAATGAACAAAATAATACGTGATGCAATAAAACAAAAGGTAAAATATATTAAATTAAAAGCATTAGAATCAGTTATTTCTTATTATAATAAATTATATGGATTTACTTTCAAGAATAAAATATATAGTCGTGAAGAAGAGCAGAGAGAATCAAAAGTAATATCAGAAATATACCATATAATAAAAGAAAGCCAGAGAATTGGAAATGAAGAGATGATAGAAGATTTTATAAAATCAAAGAGGGAATTTATAAAAGCAGTAGAAGGTTATTATACAGAAGAAGATCGTAGAGAAAGACCCACCGAAATCACATTTTCAGATAGAATACAGCACGGATTTACTATGTATAAACAACTAGCTATGAAAACGAGGTCTAAAACGAGGTCTAAAACGAGGTCTAAAACGAGGTCTAAAACGAGGTCTAAAACGAGGTCTAAAACGAGGTCTAAAACGAGGTCTAAAACGAGGTCTAAACGACGTACTCGCAAATAAAATTATAGTATAATAATAATATATGAAGTATTATTATGCCTAACTATAAAAAAATCATATTATATAGAGATAGTCGTTTACCAGAAGAAGGATGGTTACAATCGTGCTTTTATTGTTACCAGATAACTGGAAGTACAATTCTATATAAAACTATAAAAAAAACATATTATTTATATGATATTGAAGTATATTTATGTAGGCATTGTCAGATAGAATTTACACTTCGTAAGTATAAACAAGATACATTTAATGATAAATGCAATAAATATATAGAAAATTTGATATTAATATAATCGAATATAACATTAATTAGCATTTAACTTGGTATGCTTTTGGAAAAATAAAATTGATACTAAAATTACTTATTCAAATATATTAAACATATAATTCTATAATTTGCAATAATGCTTACACAACAATCACAACTTATTACATATTTCAATATCCAATCAAAACCCAAAATGTCCTCCAACCTAACAAATAAGGATCGTGGCCACATTGCTAGGGCAAAACATGAGGCATTAAAATCATTAATGTTAATGCGTCATGGGTGTGTTGTTGCTAATGGAAATAAAATTGTAGCAACTGGATATAATTCGTATAGAACGCGGTTTGGTGACAATTTTATTAATGAATCGTGTAGTTGTCATGCTGAAATGGATGCGTTGAGAAAGGTAATTCGCTATAGGACAAAAGGATGTTCGTCTAAAAACCATCATATGGTAGTTCAACGCTCGCCTAAAGTTACGACAGGCCCCACACGATAATAAAATAAAATCAAGTAAAAAACATTCAAAACATTCAAAACATATTCTTAAATGGAATAATTATACTGTATACATAGTAAGAATGTCAGCTAGTGGTGAATTAAGAAATTCATCACCATGTCTAGATTGTTATAATAAGATGATATCTCTGGGAATAAAAAATATAGTGTATAGTTTAAATGATGATATAATAAAAACTCGGTTAATACATTTTAAACCACAGCAGTATAGTTTAGGTCGTCAATATATTATGAATGGATTTAAACCAATATTCCGCGATAAAGCAGAGGAACGTCAATTATATTATGACACTGATACATCTAGTGTGTGTTCCGGATCATCATCATCATCATCATCATCATCATCATCATCATCATTCAAATCGGCAAAAAAACAAAAACGAAAACGAAAATATAAGCACTATAAATATTAATAATTAACATGTGTTATTAACGGGTGGTGTGTGTTCCCCAATAATTTCCATTTGCACAATTCACAGCCGATTTAGCATTGGTAATTTGTTGACTTTGATCAACAGCCACCTTTACATTTTTGGCGATATTTACATTAGGACAAGTAGTAGTTTGATCAAATGAAGAAAAATCAGAACAATTTTTGCCAACAAATGATGGATTATTTCCATTAACAGTAGCGCATTGCAAAGTTCGCGTTTTTATAAAATCTATTTTTTCTGATGCGGATCTGTCTTGGACGTTTTGAACGATAGGAACACAACATTGCATTTTGTAGCGTATAAAAGAACCTGTATTTCTGGCTACAGGTAAAGTATTCATTCTACCGGATCCAGAATGACCATATTGAGCGTAATACTTTCTTTTTAACATTATATACATATTAAAAAGAAAATAAAGCATTGTATAGAACTTACTTTTATTGTACAGAACTTTTATTCTAAATAAACAAAAACATTCTTTTCTCTGGTTTCTTATGTAAACATCGCAATAAACAAAAATACAGTGAAGTATCCTCAATCATTTCTAAAGTAGATTTATGCGTTTCCATAGTATGATGTGTATAAATAAACGGATTGTTTGTTAGACTAAATCCAACGATCAAAGCCAAACTATAATTCCATGTATTTTTATGAATTACGCTGGGTAAAGTAGTAATACTACGCGCTTCTGGAGAGAAGAATATAGTTGGTTTTAATGGAGTATCAATTAAAATAGTATTATCATCTTGAATATCATATACTCCATCAAAATCCATATATAAAAACACATCGTTGTTTATAACAATAATATTAGTCATATCAAATGATACTATAGTTTTTTTGTTTCTCTCTAAGAATGTCATTTGATTACCCAGTGTCCTTGTTAAAGATAAACAATCTTGATAACTTAACACATTTTCTGTATGAGCTAATAATTGAGGAAGAGTTTGAACGCTAGATAATTTTAAAATATATGTCTTATTCTTTTCCGTTTCTGTATCATTAACTATAAATGATGCAATGTCGAGAGAAGCAAGGAACATATTAGAAGAAGTATTTTTATCTATAGTAAATGAATAAGAATTATCATCTATTTTTTTTATCCATATAAAATTAGATTGATAAATAGTAGTCATATAAAAAATAGATATATAATTAAATCTTAATATTCTCCGTAATATTCTCCGTAATATTCTCCGTAATACTCTCCGTAATAATAAATTACATAGGTTTTGGTACATTGCTTAAAACACATTTCCAAAACCATGGAAAATTATATACTAACTTAAAATATTTACCATTTACAATTAAATTTTTTAAATGATTTGCCCGTTCATTGTTATGCCAATATTCAAAATGAATGAATGCGCGTAATGAAGGAGAATTATAATTTGACACAATATCAATTCTATCTATTTTACCAATATTAAGTTTTTGAAAACCATAGTTAATATCATTATAAGTCACACTAGATACAATTTTTGGTATACATATACTTGGATTATTCATATTAGCATTTGTATTCATATTTGTAGTTTATAGTTACTATTGTAAATATAAACTAATGTTTATCAATTTTTTTGTATTCATATTTGCCTTTATGTATCAATGGAAGTATTATAAATTTTATATTTTCTTATGAAGAAATAGCATTAATTTAATCAGTTGTTTATTCACATCAACTTACAAAAACAACATAATTTGCCGATACATTGAAGGTCAAATACGAAATCCGGTACAATAGATTTGTGCTGCTTTCTGTAATTATATATATTATAGTTATAATCTCTTGAAGATTTTGATTAATTGGGATAATTTGCTGTTAGAAAACAATCTATTGTATTCATATAACTAAAATGAATACTTTTTAAGTAGTTTTATAATCGGAAAAAAATTGATATAAAAAAAACTTATTAAATAGATGTAACTAAATACCTTATAGCACCAAAATATTTTAGAAATAACTTTTACAAATTTATACTGTTAAAACAACCTTTCGAATTTAATTATAAAGATAATATATACAATGTCATCGTTTTCACCACCCAAACGTCCCCGCAATACCTTGTATCAACTCCCTAATTCTCATTCTAATTCTCATTCTAATTCTCATTCTAATTCTCATACTCAAAAAAACATATTTAAATCTTCTATAAATTCGCGTATTCCATCAAAATCCAATTCTAGTGTTAGTAGGCATACATTATATTCTCCAACCGATAAATCACCAACTGATACATCTTCTACACAAAATAAAACATCGTATGATGTATCTACTAAATTTCCTTCTTTAAATAGAAAATCCTATACTAACACTAAAAATACTAGTTCTTTAGATTTTACCAAAGCAGTTAAAACCAGAATGATGCCAAAACAAATTGTACAACAAAAACCAAAATCTAAAACTCGTTTTAATACACGTATTGTAGATATTAGTGGTACACAAATATATTCCTTTGGTTCCCAACATGATATACGCTATGTTGATACTGAAAAACAAATTCGTGAGGATATAGAACGAGAACAAGATGAAATAGAGGATATGCAATTACATATGAACGATTATGAATATAGTGAATGGTTAAATGAACTCGAAGAAGGAAAAATGTCTGATGAGTATGATCAAGGATATGATACAGATGAAAATAGCAATTCGGATTATTAATAAATATAATGTATATTGTATTAATAATGGATACTAACTGGATTACAGAATTCGAAGCAGAAGATAAATTATATGCTGATTTTTATAAAGAGAATTTAAATACTGTTAATCTTATTTTTTTATATGTAAGTAATAACAATGAATTGACTAATATTACCAAAGACACTTATATATTAAATAATAATGTGATAACTAAAAATGAATTAATATTTATTATACGAAAAAATAGCATAAAAAACACAATTAGATATCGTCTTCTCTCTATGTTGCAATATAATTTTGTAGCTGAACCGGAAGAAATAACGAAAAATGATAATTTTTTATTGAAAACTTCATATTTAAATCCGTTATCATCGATCACTGATATTTATTGGAAACAAAGTATATCTTTTATGCATGATTTGAATACATTGTATATTGTATATTATGATAATCCTAAGGTTCCTACTCATAATACAACAAAAAAAATATATTTAACAAAAAAATCAACCAAACATAATCGTAAAACACGACGAAGACATAAACTCCCACTGGATATCAAGTAAATATCTTATTATAAATCGTTTAAAGAAACATCCCCATTATATTCATATATGGCACTCGTATCAGCACTCGATCAGCATACACCAAAGGGTATAGGAGAAAAAGCAAATGTAGAATATAATTGGTCAAATGATTATAAAGAAAAATTTTCACAATTTTTTTTTCAGTTGGTTCGGACAACAGATACAAATGTGCTAGAAAATCAATTAAATAAACTAATAGTTCACTTTAAACAACAACATCCTATTTATAAAGAACATATTAACGATATGTATTTATTAGTCAATTTGTATAAAATGATTTCCCAAACACGTGATATAGTATGTGGAAAGGGAGAATACAATTTAACATTTGCACAAATTTGGGTATGGTATCAACATTTTCCAGAATTAGCAAAATATGCATTTGAAAAATGTGTAATATGGGATGATACTGGTTCAGGTTTTAGCACACATCCGTATGGTTCATGGAAAGATATTAAATATTTTGCTCATTTTATAAAAGAACGAATTGAGGGAGAAGAACATCCATTAATAGATTATGCGTGTGATTTAATGGTTAAACAATTGAAGGCTGATAAAGCAACTTTGTGTGAGTTCCATAAACAATCATCACAACAATCATCACAACAATCATGTATGATTTCTTTGGCAGGGAAGTGGTGTCCCCGAGAAAAGAGTAAATTTGGTTGGTTATATAAAAAGATTGCAACATCTTATTCAAAAGGGTTTTTTGAAACGGTAACAACAAAACAACAATATGTATCAGCAGTGCGTAAATCAAATATGGTATTGCGAAAAGTATTGTCACGATTAAATAAACATCTAAAAACAACACAAATTGCACAGTGTGCTAATGAATGGGAAACAATTAAATTCAATAATGTTACTTCAATCACAATGCGAAAAAATAAGTTGGCGTTTCAAAATAAAACAAAACAAGGAAACGAACGCTCTGATAAATTCGATCGTATAACTTGTGCATCTAATTTTACTTCTCATATTGAATTGGCAAAATCTGGTTCTAGTACAGCTAAAGTTCACGGAAAACGCGTTGGTGTATATGAATTAGTAAAAGACGCTATTAATGCCAATGAGCAGAGTGAACAAGAAAGTAAGGATGTAGTAAATCTTCAATGGGATGATAATAAAACTCAAAATTGCGCTTTGGGAAATTTTATTCCGATGGCCGACACAAGCGGTTCTATGTCTTGTAATAATAACATCCCACTTTATAATTCAATTGGTTTGTCTATTCGTGTGTCTGAAATAACTGCTCCAGAGTTTCGTAATAGAATTATGACTTTTTCAGCACATCCGGAGTGGGTAAATCTGGAAGGATGTAAAACATTCTGTGATAAGGTTGAGCAAGTGAGTTCTTGTAACTGGGGAATGAATACGAATTTTTACGCTGCTATGAAAATGATTTTAGATACAATAGTAGAAAACAACATGCCTCCAAGAGATGTAGAAAATCTGGTGTTGGCTATATTTTCGGATATGCAAATTGATAGCGCACTACAATATAAAACAGCAAGTAATAAAACAGCAAGTAATAAAACAGCAAGTAATAATACCACTATGCATCAACAAATAGAGCAGATGTATGCAGATGCAGGAATGAAGAGTAAATATAAAACACCTTATAAATCTCCGCATATTTTATTTTGGAACTTGAGAAATACTACAGGATTTCCAGTGCTTAGTAGTCAAAACAACGTAACTATGTTAAGTGGATATTCTCCCGTGTTATTGAATGCATTTTATAATAAAGGTATGGATGCCCTAAAAAATTATTCCCCATATATGATGATTAATGATATTTTATGTAATGAGAGATATAAACCAATGGAACGTAAAATGTTGAAACAATTACTGTAATAATTCTGTATAATATGTAAAATAAAGAAAAAATTATATATTATGTAAAAAGCAAATAAAAAATATGATAATAATATATTATTAACAACAATGGAACCAGATATGTCAAATAATGAATCAAATAATGAATCAAATAATAGTATAGGTTCATTTTTAAATGAACTAATTAATGGCGCAACAAATATGCTAGAAAACGAGTTTATTCCGTATATTATAAATGCGTCATCTAGAAATACCGCACCATTTCCACATATGCCAAGAGAATTATTTAATGTAATAAGAAATATGAACAATTCCTTTGGCGTGCCTACGAATATTGAAAATACAATTAACAATACTTTAAATACTATACCAACATACAAAAATGTATTATCTGAAAAAGGTAAGGGTCAGTTACAACATATAAAATATACTACAGATATGAAGATTAATAAATGTCCTATTACACAAGAGGAATTTACCGAAGGAGACGATGTAATTATACTTCCTTGTGAACATATGTTCAGTAAAGAAAGTATAACACATTGGCTTGAACATGAAAAAGCAATATGTCCACTATGTAGGTTTGAATTAGATTGTGTAGAAGAAAAATACACAGCAACAGACACAGCAACCACAGCAACAGACACAGCAACCACAGCAACAGACAATATAAGCAATAATCAGCAATTTCCTTCTTTTGGACAAATGCCGCAATTTCTGCGTATGATGAATCAAACCCAACCATTTATACAGATTAATTCAGTTTTCCCTCAATATCAACGACAACAAGAAGAAACGTATTTACAACAAGCATTATTAAATTCATTAACTGACTATAAAGATACAAGTGGTAACGGATAAATAAAAAACTGTATAAAACTTTTCCAGATTTGAAGCTATCTAAATATCTCTCTTACAATTATTATACACTTTGAACATTTTTAAATAGCATCAATGTCTATGTCATATAAAGCATCAAGTTCATCATTTTTTTCCGTAGTTGTAGATATGCTATTTACATTAACTTTAGTATTTGTAGACCGATCAAATGTATATCTACTATCTTCATCATTAACGAGTATATTTGAAGAATTATTTGTGTTGGAATAAGTATCCTTCATATATAATGCGTTATACTCAGGATCTGCTTTAATATCATCATATTGTTTTCTATCATATACTTCCAGTAAATCACATTTTTCTTTCTTGTGAATGGCTTGAACTTCCCAATCTCGCAAACCAACTAACACATAAGATCCATTTTGAACCATATTACTCCTTTTATTTCGTTGTCTGAATTTTTTGCGAATAACACATAATCGCGTAACACCATCGTTGCATTTTACATTACAATTGCCATGTCCAAGCATATGGGATACAATAGCATATATTTCACAAGGTTCTTTTACATTTCTAAGACGTGTAATAACAGCCGTATTAGTCTGATTACCATTTTTTCTCGCCTGTTTTTTATGTTTTGAACCGCCTGTTTTATTTCGCACCATGATTGTTTATTTACTATACTAAGAGATTATTTATTATATTTCAATTTTTTCCATCTCGTTGAACCTAATATATTTTCAACAATTATACTATTAACAGCATTATGCCTTATTGATATAATGTGAACTATTCATACCAAAAATAGTATTTAACCATTTACTAATGCTTTGTTTTTGTATAGGAATATAAGCTTTGTCGTGAACGTCCTGTGATTGTTCATCTGGTTCATATCCATATTTTTCATAAAATTTTTCAAGATATGTTTCATTTTTAAAATCAATTTCCTTTGTATTTGGATTTATAACTCCGTTATATATGCGAAAACGTTCATTCCATATAGGATTATTAAATGCGTAATATTCCCAATGATACCAAATAGCAGTATTCAAATTATCCACTTGAAATCGCGATAATGCAAAACAGCCAATGTTTTTATTTATATTAAAATGCCTCATTGTTTTTAAAAACTTATGTGGAGCACCTTTATAATGTCTTAATCCTTGCATATATGCGATATTTTCCTTATTATGTTTAATGATAATTTTATGTGAATTAACATTTGTTTCTATTTGGAACATCATTTTGTATATACCCAATAGCACATGTTTTTTAGAATACATTAATTTGTTCCATATCATCAATGAATGTTGTTTGTTTAATTGTATATTTTTATCTGTTTCGAAATATGTAATCATTGGTAAATATAATTCATCTGGGTCATAATTATTTAAATAGTACATAATATTTGTCTTATCGTTTTTATGTATCGAATGAATAAAATGTTTATATTTATTATCATATTTGGACAATATGGTTGGTTTTCGTCCCTTATATTTTGTTAATTTAGTTGTTGAATGACATTTTTCAACTTGTAAACGGAATATAAATATATCTGGTGTTGAAGAACATATTCGTAATGTTTTAATGAAATCTATAATATAACCAATGCTCTTTGATTTGCTCACATTGTTAATTTTTCTTTTGCGTGTCTTATTCCATGCACAATGTTTTTTAAGAAGTGTGTATTCTAGTTTAGGATTTGTGAAAGCGTAAAAATCATAATAGCATCGCCATAATATATCCCATAACTCTACACAATATCCACTGTAGTAAAATTCAGCAACCCAAAATAATATTTCATTTATACTTTTTTTACAAAGTAGGGAATTCATTATCATTAATTCAACCTCATCTTTTAGATACAAAGAACGTGTTAGTTCAATATTATCTGGTGCATTATCAGGTATTTTAATCGACATATTGCTATTTAATTGCTATTTAATTGCTATTTAATTGCTATTTAGAGTATTTAATACATTAATATGAATTCTTAATTGAAAATCTAAATTGTGTTTATTATATATTGTGCGTTTATTGTGTATTTCTTACAATTAAAATAACTAATAAATATTTCAATTTTACCCTTATATTTTTCAAATACAAAATATTTCACTATAATTATTTTTTCTCTCCATATAGTAAATGAGTGCTTGGCTTGATCACGTTAAAAAAACAATGAAATTACACCCTGGTAAAAAATTAAAAGATGTATTAAAACTTGCTGCTAAAACATACAAAAAGGCTAAATCTACTGTCAAATATGCAGTAACAGGAAAGAGTAAGAAAACACGCCGCGGGAAAAAAAGCAGACGTGTTCGTCGCAAAAGTACAAAAGGTAAAAAGGGCAAAAAGGGTAAATCAAAAAGGAGAAATAAGAGTAGCCGTCGTCGCCGCCGCCGCTAAACAACACAGATAACCAGCACACGGATATCCAAATTAATACAATAATAATTTTTTAATAAAGTTATTATTGCTGATTATTAATCAATCATGTTAGATGATCTAGCACTTTCTAAATGTTTTTCATCAGTATGTATTTGTGTAATAATAACATCCTTGTTTTTTTGTAAAGATACTAGCATTTCCGAATAATCTCTTTCAGCATTCATTTCTTGTCCATAAAAATAGTCATTAAATAACGTAATAGTGTGTTGAATAGATAATCTTCTGTCTGGATCTGGGTGTATATTTTGCAGTAGTAATTGAGAGAAGAAAATGATAAATTTATTATCGGAAAACCCATTCATATTTAAATAATGTATAATTTTCATAAATAAAATAGATATACTGTAATTGTCCCATGTATTGTAATATTTTCTCATAGTTTCTAATACATTTTGTGGCGTTTTGCCAGAAAATTTCAATAAAAATTTGATTAACGTGTCCTTATATTTTTTTATGAAAGATGCAGAATATAAATTATGTAAACTAACATTATTCTTAACAATACTTTCCGCAATTTCGCGTATCTCATTTTTGGAGGGATTAAGATGCTTATTTGCTATATAGGATAAATATTGTATTTCTGGTGCCCATATGTAGTAATCACTAGCATAAATATAGAAATACTCCTTCATATTTTTTACCGTTACATTATCCATATTAATTGATAACCCAAAATCAATGATTTTGGGAACATTTAGAAAAGTACTAAACATAATGTTTCCTCCTTTCAAATCATAATGAACTATATTTTTAGAAACTAATTTTTTAATAGCAATTAGTAGATGCGTATACGTAGATAAAATATTTAATATTAAATGTTTATTGTTGTCAGATTTTATTATATATTCAAACAGATCGTATTTATCTACATATTCACTTTTCATAATAATATATTTATTTTCTGTTTTTTTTTTAAATATATCACACGTGTCTACTATAGAACTGCTGAATTTTGATAAACCCATTTGTTTACAATGTTGAATAATTGGAGCAAAAAAATTAGAATAACTTGGTATTGTGCGCACAATATCCCCTATTTGTATTTCAGTTTTTGCCGCATAATTATATTTTTGAATTTTTGAAATATATTGTTTGGTTTGTTCTTGAGTTCCATCGCAATTTATTGATGGATAATATACACATCCGAACCCTCCTTCACCTATCATTTTACCACCTATCATTTTACCACCTATCATTTTACCAAAACTCATTATATACATAATATTTATATAATATTTGTTTGGGAATTACACAAAGGGGATGATAAAAGGGGATGATATCCCCTTAGACCCCTTTTTGAAGGGGATTATACAGGGGGAGTTTGAGGGGCATCCCTCAGGTATGATTATTAGATTTAACGCCTCTTTCTCTTAGTGCGCCTAGATGATGTCCCATGTTTCTTTTTCTTAGTGTGCTTAGTGCGCCTAGATGATGTCCCACGTTTCTTTTTCTTAGCGTGCTTAGTGCGCCTGAATGATGTCCCAAGTTTCTTTTTCTTAGCTCTTCTAGATAATTTAACGTGTTCTCTATATTTTGAATGTTGTACATAACCTTCACCCACTTCTATTTCAGATAAAAGTTTCTTAATTTTTGTAAATACACTCAGTTTTTCATCTTCAGTTAGGACGGGTGTAATTTCAGGCACAAAAATATCCTCTGGACCATCTATATACTCGTATTCTGTTGCATCTATTAACCTAAATGCGTGTTCAACCCTATTTTTTTTAGGGGATGGAGATTTTTCATTAAATTTGTACCAACATTCATAATATCCATCTTTTATTTCTTGAAACCCCTTTTTAGACAACTCTTTATTTTTATAAAATGTTCCTCCACCTAAGAATATTATTTCCTGTTCATCAGAATAATGTCCGATTTCACTTCCAACATATTCATTGACATCAATCGTCGGAATATTTATTAGATGGATCTTGAACACACAACAATCTTCTCCTGAAAACTCGGTTTTTGCAATATCATATGACTTTGTAGACGAATACCAAAGACTATCATAAATGCTATTAGAACTTGTGTGACCTCTATATACAATAATTGATTGTAGAGGTTGTGTTTTACAAAACTGTGCAATCCTTAGTTTGGATTCTGTTGAAATCGTCATTTCTTTTGCATATTTAATTAGATCTGGGTTTATTGACGTATCCATATATCTATATATAGATATAGATATATTTGAATGTTGTGATATCTTCATTTTATAGAAAAAATTATTTAATATACATCTCATCACACTGAAAATCATCTCATCACACCAAAATTTTACCCTAGTAGGGGAGTTTGAGGGGGTATCCCCCTCTTGTTTGAGGAGTGTCCCCTCATTTGGTTGTAAAAATATAATATCGGTTCTTGTACGTTTTCTTAAGTTTTAAATTGACAGCATCTTTATTCAGTGTACTATTCGCAATAAGACGTGTGATTTCATTATCTATAGTATAGTAATTTTCTTCTACGAAAGTTTTAAAACCCATAGCCGGTTTATAATTCGGTGTTTGAACATATTCTTGAATATGTCTATCCATTAGTTGTAATATTGATTTGTCTAATTTAATATATTGACGTCGTTTCCCTTGTTTATGTTCAGTCTCCTGTGGTTTATTTGATTTATTTTTATAATAATATCTGACACTTACATACATTTTTTTTAGAACATCTCCTTTATATCCCAATAAATTAAGTCGTGTTTTTTCATCCATCAGTAATTGTGTATTGTCTTTACTCCATTCATTCCATGCATCTTTAAATGTTTTACGATCATCATATTTATGAATTTGAGCAAAATATTTTAATTGATAAGAAACATCATCAGAAAGTTTAAACCGATAAATAGATTGTGGAACAACACTTTTAATGTCTGTTCTTTCATTATTAACGGTATCTACATTTCGCAGTTCTGATGTAGCCACCTTTAATTCTGGCATTGAATCAGTTTTACAATTAATACTATCAATATTTATATGTGCATTAATATGAATGGTATCCATAGTTGTGTTATCCATAGTTGTGTTATTCATGGTTATTATTTTGTTTAGTATTATTTGAATGTATAAATACTTTTCAATTTTTTTTAAATCTACTTTAATAGTAAATGACTACATATCAAATTGGTTCCACTATTTATTTAAATACAACGACAAAATGTTATTTAAGAGTTATAACCATAAATACTAAACCACCTGGTATATTAGGACAATATGTAACAACATTAAGTAATAAATTATATAATAAATTATCACCATTCAAAGATTTTAATTCGTGCAATTCCTGTTCTAAAACTTGTTTTAATGCAATTAAAAATCCAACCACAAATGAATTATATTGTTTTAATGAATTAACAGAATTTACCAATTTTGTTATAGACAATGGTTATACTATTGATTATGAACTTAGTAAATTAATGTCAGCAAACGATAGAGTAAATACAAATAAAGACATTATATATTATATAACATCTCCATAATAAGGTCCATAATAAGGTCCATAGTAAGAGTAAAATTGATATAAATATATTATATTTTTCACACTAAAATTATAATACTATGGATAAATCTTCGATATTACCAAAAAAAACCATTAAGTCGTTGATTACTGATTATATTGACAAAATGGATGATAAGACCAGACAAACATATGATATTGCCAAAGAACATCTTGAGTCTTCTTTTGATATAACTAAAAGTATTGGATTTAAACAATATATAAAATCACTTCCAAATAATAAATATACGGATTAAAATAATTTAAATTTCTAGGCGATATATATATAACCAATAATTGAAATGAGCGAACCTTCTATAGACCCCCGACATAATATGGATGATATTTATCAATTATATAAAGCAGTTGTTGGAGCAGGTGTAGAAATATTACATACTGCTGGAAATGCCGCATTGAATGAGTATTTTAATTTAATGAATTTTTTATTATCTGGTGTAAAAGATGAATTTGAAAAAATGGTGCCATCAGGTAATGATGTTTTAAGTAATGCTAAAATGAATAAGTCATTATTATTAGCTATAGAAAGGGTAGCAAATACACCTGAATTTAAAGAAAAATGGAAAAAATTAGCAAAGACTATTGCAAATTTATTAAAAATAATGATACAACAAATATCAGAAATAATAGATGATGAAGCATTAAATTTATTAACTAAATTTGAAAAATTAATAATTAAAGTTATGCGTAAAACAGCATCGGGGGTATCTATAGGTATTCAAGAAACATTAAGTGAAATTCCTGTTGTTGGACCAGTTTTAGCCATAATTAATGTAGTAGGTACTGGTGTTATGGTGGGGAGTGATGTTGTTATAAATGCTGTTGAAACTACCAATGTATTAATGGAAGGTCTGTCTAAAATAATAGGCGGAACAGTAAATCCAGTCGTATTAGTTATAAAAGAAGTAGAGTCTATGTTTGATATGATTAGAGGAATGGTTCCGGAACAATCTGGTGTTACACGTGGGCTTAACACTCTTGCACAAAATCTACAGACACATAATACACCCGCACCCGTGATACCCCCACAAGGAGGAAATAAAAAAGGTAGATCAAACTCGATATCAAAATCCAGGTCCAACTCAAGATCCAAATCAAGATCCAAATCAAGATCCAAATCAAGATCCAAATCCAGGTCCAAATCAAGATCCAAATCAAGATCCAAATAATCTATACACCGTTGAAGTTTTGATAATTGATGTAAACATAAATAAATAATTTCATAGTTTTATTTATTTATTCATATATTCTCAAATGTTATCATAGCAATAATAAAGAGTTTTAATCTAATTTTTCATTTGATGTCTTTGTTTTCCAAAATAAATTTTTAAATGTATTGAAATCTATTTTTTGATTTTCTGGAATGATTTTTTTCTCACTAGTTGCAGAAAAATCAAAATCACTAATAGAACCTTTTTTAATAAATTTGTTTGATTTTTCTGCAACAATTGTATTTTTATTGGTTGTATTTTCGCTTGTTTCATTATCATTATTTCCCTTTTTGTTATATGATTTAAAATCAGCAAATACGTCTATTTCATCCGCATCCGCATCCGCATCCGCATCAGCATCCGCATCCGCATCCGCATCCGCATC